TGGCATCCCCGTCATTTCCGACCAATGCCGGCGAGATATCGAATTGATAGTCAAGAATGTCGGCAGGGTCTTTGGTGGGCCAATTGAGAGGAGGGGGTGCCGATGCGATCGCACCACGAGGTACTGGGATAAAGCTGTCCAACACCACAGTGCGCGCATTGCTCGGCTTCCAAACATGTGATGCTTGCGTCGCCATGGTTTGCTCCGGAGATATGCAGTCGGCGCCGCAACGCTATATTCTGCGCAGTGCCGCGATTTACTTGGTCGGCACGGGCCTATACCGGGGCCGGCATGATCGGTTCCGTTGGAACCTCTGTGCAGGAGGGTGCGCTGAAGCCATGACCGTCGTAGGTCCAGCCGTAGGTGATCCCGGCCACGTCAGAGGCATCGACCCAAACAAGATCGCAATGGAACATGGCTTTGATATTGCCGTCCGTTTCCAACAGCTCCACGACAGTCTTGTGCTCGACACGGGCGTAGAGCTTCATCTTTACGGTTACCACCTGACAATCACCAACCCGGATGCTCCCGTTCCACCAGGCTGCGCCGTATTGTTGTTCAGACCTGTGCCTGAACCGGATGCACCACCGCCGGGGGCTTGCCCATTAATGGCATAGCTGGTCGCCACGTAGTTCATTCCACCACCCAGGGCTCCACCACCGCCAGCTCCCCCGATATTGCCCAATCCATTCCCGCCGCTGCTCCCCCCCACGTTCATGTCGCCGCCGCTACCGACACCGAACGAGGATGCGCCGAGCCAGGGATTGGCAATCGTCGCAAGAGGATTGAGGCCACCACCTGTTGCCGACAGATAAGTGCCAAAGCTGGTACTGCCCCCAGGACCCGGCGCGGTGGTCGTGCTACCGGCTGAGCCACCGGCGCCCACGGTGACCGAAATCACCTGTCCCGATGTCAGACCGGTGATGCGCTTGCGAGCATATCCCCCGCCGGAACCACCGCCGCTTGGCACTGTCGCGGCCGACGCAAATGAGCCGCTGCCCGCGCCCCAGATTTCCACCTCGATCTGCGACACCGCGGTCGGTACAGTGAAGCTTCCGGAAGTCGTAAAGGACTGCACGCCAGATGCAAAGCCAGGCTTCAGCACCGGCAACTTCCAGGAAAGGAACGGCGCCCCAGATGCGACAGTTATCGACGTCATTGTCACTGTTGTCTGACCGTAAGACGCCGTGATGACGTAGAGCCCCACCCACCCGTTGTCGACGGCGGGCGTAGCCTGCGTGCCCGCGTTGGCGGGCGCCCCTGCCTTCAACTCCAGCTGAACCCGTTGCGTACGCATCGTGTTCTGGGCGACGCCGGAATTCGTCGGCCCGCTATACGGTTGCGATGGATTGGAGGCATTGTAGTAAGGCAGAACCACGGGGGATCCGTCGGCCTCCTGCAATGCTGCCTGGATCAGGAAGTTTGTTGCTTGCCCCGAGGTGGTTGGGGGTGTGATCGTGAAAGCAGTAGAGGCAAGATTGATGCCCATCTTGATCAACTGGTCAGTGCTGTCGGCCGCAAGCGAGCCATAGGCCAGCGTATCTACAACCGATAACTGCGTGATGCTCCCTGGACAGACCGTCACGCTCAAAGACGCGGGCGATGTTGGTGAGCAAACAAGCCCGTCGACGACAGTATTGCTTCCGAGCACCATTTGCGCCAGATAGCCCAGCGCTACCATCGTATTGCGATTAAGGGTGAGAATGTCGCTGTCTAGCGGAATCGCACCGGGATAAACGATGTTCCTGTCCATAGTACCTCGTGTCTATTCGGACGCTCTGTCTTCGAGCGAGAATGCAGTGATCAGTTCTCGATACGTGTCCAGGCGATTGCTGCCACGGGCAGTACATCTGCTATAGCAGCGGCTATGTCGCTATCCGTGACCTGGCCCTGGACCATTGCCAGACTGGCGTACTCAATGGTGCCGAAGCCGTAGGCACCGGTCGCGCATCCCCATCCAGCCACCAGAGCGATCCCGCTACCGGTTGGACGATATGCGGTCACGAAGCACTGGAATGGAAGGGACATATTGCCCCACCCCCCGGCCGTCCTATATCCGATGCCACCGAGCGAATAACCGCCGGTGTCAGATGTCAGCATCGGCTCAAAAATAACGGGCGTCCGTCCAGTCAGATCTTGAACGGCACTGACAATCGACTGCCGCGTGCCATGGTCCCGAAGCAGACTGCCCTGGATCAATGAGCGGAAGGCTTTATCACTTTGTCCTGCTCTACGCTGAAGGCGACGCCCAAAGAAATCACTCGCAATGACGTCTAGCCAAACGTCTGATGCAGTCGCAATTCGCGTCTGCATCCGCACGTAGCACAGAAGCGAATAGGCCCATGACCACGTAGACGCCAAGCCGGAGAACAGGCCATCCAGCATCGGTGTTGAATCGGCAAACCATCGTACCGGGAGCGCGGCCTTCAACCGGCCAAGCATATCCTCCTGATCGCCGGTCATTTCAGTTTACCGTTATCAAGCCGACTTTGACCACGCCATTGATGGGGGGCACTATGTCTTGGGTACCTCCATTCAACTGGACTTCCGTGACATTCGTTACTGCGCTCGAAACAGAATACGCCAACTGGCTGATCCGACTTATCGGCAATGATGCGCCGATCGGAAGGCTATCAATGAAGCTGGTAAGTGTGGTGGACACCGAAGGCGCCAACCGCGCACTTGTCGTGCTGCCGGAAATGGTGAGGGTAAGCGCGACATTCACGTCGGTTACCGCCGGAGGCTGTATCGTGAAAATTGAGCCAACCGGCCGCACTGCATCCACAGCGGCTTGCACGGTGCTCAACAGCGTCGTCGGGGGATATCCGGAACCGTCATCAACAGTTACGACAAAGCAGCCCATCTGCTCGCTTCCTGCAGGGTTCTCGTTTTCCTGGATCGCATAAAGCAGACCTTGCTGGATACTGGTGACCGCATAGCCAACGGCCAGGGGAGTGGCGCGCGACCGGCTATCGATGTAATTTTGAAAGCGAATGCGTAAGGCGCTGTCGGTCTCCGCGTCCAGGCCATTCACGAATGCGGCGGCATTTCCCACGGCGTCGACGCCTGGTATCGCAGAGGCAAGGAGCGTGATCGCTCCAGCCTGGACATTACCTCCCGATCCGGCAACCTGCGCTACGACCGGGACGTCAACCGTAGCGGCGGTCGTCGCCATGACGTAGCCGTTCTGCACGGCGTTCCATGCGGCATTTGCGGTGTCCGTACTGACAACAAATGTCTGCGTGCCGTCGGATGTGCGTACCAGCGAGCCCACAGGCACCAGGGCAGTCCCAAGCACCGTGAATCGAGTGAAGGTAACGATGCCCGTCGCCGCAACCGCGGGCAACCGGGTCAACCCAAAATCGGCCATCCAGCTATCAAGGTCACTACCAGCACTTGTTGCCGCTCGTGTCGTCTGCAGAACCGACAGTATCAGCCATTGCATCCAGAGCCCAAGCGAGGCATTCGCCTCCAGGATCGCTCGCAATGTGGATCCGACAGTCAAGTCCAACAACTGGTTGGCGGCTGATTGCACGGCTGCCGCCATGTTCTGCATCAGAGTCGTGAAGTTCTGGAGTGAGAGTTGCATGCCTTACCCGCCGATCGAAAAGGATAACACCTGTGTCTGCCCCGACGGCGCGTCAACGTAGAGAATTTGCACGTAGACGGTTCCGGTAGCCCCGGATGAGTCGAGTTGTACCGTGATAGTTGGCTCGGGCGTGCGAGCGACGGCGGATTCCTTAAATATCTGACTCCGGATGACCGCCTCGATCTGAGATACGTTGCTCGGTTGACCGATGAACTGCGCCAATCCCGCTCCGTAATCGAGTTGCCAAATGTAGTCGCCGGGGTTAGTCATCAGGCGGCGTAGAACACGCTGTTGGCCGAGCAGGGATCCACTGACCAATGCAAGATCGCCAGTCGGCCCGATCGTAAGATCGCTGCCCCATTGAAGTGCCAAATCGTACATGGTCAGTCTGGAGCGCTGGTTGTGGACGTCGCCCCGCCACGGGAGTCAGTATGGATGTGCTGGTTGTAGTGACCACGCAGCCCCGCGAGAGAGCCATGGCTATCGTAGACATTCCCAGCTACATGCAGATCACCTGATATCTGGACGGTGCCGTCGTTTTGGAGCTTCAGGAAGCTGCCTGACTGATGCACCAGCCATAGTTCGCCCGACGGCGCCTGAGGCGCACTGGCCACGCTGCTGAAGGCCCGACCAATGACGACGCCATGCTCGGCATCCCCTTCCTGCGCCAGGACAAGCACCTGATCACCTGGCGCCGGAGGGCAACTCATCCCCCATCCGGCGCCGACCCAGGGCGAAAGCAACGGCAGCCATCCGCTCAGCACCGACTCGGGTTGCATCATCACCCGTACAGTGGCGTTTACGGAATCGACAGAAGTGACCAAACCGAAGCGCGGCTGAGCCTGGATTTGATCAAGCCGCCCCGCTTCACCCTTGAGTGCATTAATGAAACGGTCCATCAGCCTTACCCCGTCACGCTACCTACTGTGTCAGCAGGCGTTGTCGAGCTAGTGCGCGGTGAAGTGTTCTTGGCGCGCAGGCGCTGTACAAAACCCTTTTCCACCGATAAATGCCTGTCGATCATGTCTATAAAATATGTCTGATCAAAATCCGTGGCCGTGCCGATCAATTGGATCATGCTGCGTGGATCCAGCGTCAGATCGCCCGGCATCGTGGCCTCCCACACCCGTTCGTGCTGAGTCAGTTCAACCGCCTTCTGCTGGGCCAACTGCAAGGCGTCATTCATCGTCAAATTTGGACGCACGAAGACATAGTGCTGCGGTGGGCCCGCTTGCCCCGTGACTGCCGCACCGGCGCCTGCCCTACCGGATGACCGCACGGTCTGGGTAAAGGCATTTTGTTGACGGCTATTCCAACTTTTCACCGTGACGATAATGTCACGGGCCAGCGTTAGAGAGCGGTCCAGTCGAAGATCCTGGAGAAGGTCTGGCGTTACCACATAGGGTACGACAAGCGAACTGGAAGTTGGCTGGAAATAAAGCGACGTCCCGCTGACGAATGCGTCAAAGCCTTCCTGACCGGCCAGGAATGTCAACAAATCCCACTCGGTCATAGATCGGCTGAACTGGTTAAGTGCAACGCGATCATGCTCGCCCTGGTAATAGCGGCCGACCGGTGTTGTCGTCGCGGTAACGACCGGCGTCAAATTGTGGCGCTGCGCAAATATTGTCGCGATCTCGCTTGACGTACGGTTTGCGAA